GGGGGGGGGTACAACTGATGTTGATACCTCGCAGACCGAAAGTGTAGCGGAAAGCGAAAGCAGCGAAGCTGAACCGGCATCGACAGTAGAGATGCCAGAGGGATTCACAAAGATTACGCAGGAGCAGGCTGAATCATGCCCGGATGGGGACGGAGTGGTAGAAGTCATGAAAACAGCCTTGCAGTCGATTGGCGTTAAGAAAGTGCCGGATTGTTACTGGGGGAATTATAAGGCAACCGGAAGTGTCGTTGACATGGAGGCTTACCTTATAACGGATGCACAAAACCTTATTGTCAGATGCCAGTACCTGAATAATAACTGGACGGTTGTTTATATCACTGACAGCGAAAACGGACACTTGTATTATCCTACAACGGGCAAGGATGCGTATAGCTACACAACAGGGGAATTGATAAAGCAGGAAGAAACAACGGAGCCTGCGGCAACAGAGGACACACAGGTGGAATCCAAAGAGCCTGAAACGCAGGAAGTACCGCACCGGGACGGAATGTACGGAATCAGTGACAAGAACTGTCACGATATAGATGCAACCTTTTCCAGAAATAAAGTGCGGAATGATGTTACAGGAAAATGGAGAGTATCAACTATTTCTGCCGATGTACAAATGGTGGAATATGCAAAGGATTACTACCAATGGAAATTTACGAGCGATGATGAGATTCACTGCATTGTGAATTTTTATAACAACACGACAACGAAGATACAGTACCTTAGCGGAAATCTGTTCGTTACGGTCCATGAGTATGTAAAGGGAGAGGAACACGATGCAAACCTGATGTTCAGCGGAACAGTCCTCCAGGATTTTATAGTCTACCTTGATAATGGAGACATAGAACAGATACAATAAAGGAGTTATCCACAGAGTTATTCACATTATCCACAATATATTGAGTTGAAAAAATAATCGTTTGGTAACCGACTGATACCGAACGGTTATTTTTTTATGCGTTCGGAAAAATTCGGTTTATTTTTGATTTTGTACCAGTTTGAACCTGGACTTCAAAATTTGTACCGGCAGTTTAAAAAAGCGAAAAACCGAACGGTTATTTTCTTGAAAATCTTGAAAGCCGCATAAAATAAGGATTTTTAGGCAGTTCATATATTGGAATAAAACCGAAGTAACGAACGGTTATTTCTAAAACCGAAAAAACCCGATACAGATACAGAAACAGATAAAGATACAGATATATAAATATATTTATGTTCATTTGTGCCTCGAAAAACTTTTTCAAAAATTGTAAATAAGCATATTGACACTACTAACCTACGTGTTATTATAATACCAACAACTCAATAAAACGAGTTGAAATAAACCATGGCAGGAGGTTAAGAACACATGGAGGAATTTGAAATGACACAGACAGAGTTGATTTTATTCTTAGAAACATTAGCAGAGAACGTGGAGCTGAAAGCAAAGACTGGAGAAGATGCCGCAGGCATCATACGAAAGAAAATCGAGGTATTAAAAAAGGAAACCCCGACACCTAGCAAGTAAGAGGGTTTCCAATTCACAAATAAGGGTAAGGCGGTTCCTGCCACCGCCAAGCCTTACCCTTTTATTATAGCAGGGCGGTGGAAGAAATCAAGAGTGGAATGCAGGAGGACATGGAGATGGCAAGTAGAAATTACAAATATTACCAGCCGAATAAAAAGGACCTTAAAGACAAGTACGGAGATTGCGTTATTCGCGCATTAACAAAGGTCACAGGAAAGGAATGGATGCAGGTCTTTGATGAACTGTTACCGTATGCCAGGGAATTACAGTGCATGCCGAATGGAAAACAGTGCTATGAAAGCTATTTGAAAGAAAACGGCTTTACTTATCATGGCATCAGCAACAAGAAAGGTTCAAAAAGGCCTACGGTTGACAGGTTCGCAAAAGACCATAAGGCAGGAACTTATTTCCTGAATGTGGCAAACCATTGCGTATCAGTAGTGAATGGAATCTATTACGATACATGGGATTCTGGAGCATGTTGTTTGTATGGATACTGGGAGATGGAGGAGCAGAGCCGATGAAAAAGTACAGAGTAAACGAGAGCGAACATTTCAACCTGTATTCGATGCACGATAAGCTGAAATGCATCGAAATTGATATGCAGGAGGCACCAGCACACACATACACAGACGAGCAGTGGGATGAGGTCCAGGAAAGAATCAGCGAAGTCGAGGAGCTTATGGAAAAGGCGTATTGCATGGGCGCATTGGTGGACTGGCCAACCCTAAAGAGAATCAGGGAGATTAAAGAGGAACGGCAGTTGATGAGATACAACGCCTGCATGGAACAGGGAGCATCGGAGAAAGATGCAGCAATGGCATTTGAATTATAAAACAGTTACCCGCCCCGGAGGTTACGAGGGTAGAAAGTGAGGACACACAAATGATGGCGAATATTGTAGCAATGTTTCATTCAACACTGCATATGGATGATGGATACGTGAATCATATCGCAATAGTCCAGGACGTTGATGGATACCACAATCATTTTCTTTATGATGAGGACAAGGGAAAGGGAGCCGCAGGGACAGGACCATTCAAAACAATAGAGGAGGCGAAACAGGATATCATAGCACATTGCCCTGATGCGAAAGAAAAGGAAATCTCCCCTGCAGGGTACAGGTATTACAGCACGCAGCGTCCAATTATGCCGGGAGGATACCCGAAGCCAAAAAACAACGAAGTCCTGGAGATTGAGAACTTCGACAATAAAAAGTTTGTTGAGGAAGTAGGCTGCCAGGCATGGGGCTATATCGAATACAAAAAGCCGCTCGGACATTTTGATGTTATCGATTATGAATTGGCTGTTGTAAAGATTAAAACATTGCATCTGAAATATATCGGCAGGGATGATTGGGGACGGTACGTGTATGAGGATGAAAACGGAAAGCTCTGGAAGAATACAGACTGTTGTAGTCCGAGAGAGTGCTGCGAGGAAAGAGGAGATACGCTCAACTCATCCGCAGGCAACGAATTTGATGGAGAACCTGATTGCTTCATGGCGGCTCACATTAAAGTTGAGTATTTACCGGAAGAGGGAGGCGAGCAGGATGGATAAAGAAAATACCGACGGACAGCCGGCGAAACTGTACCGGAATAAAGAAACAGGAGAGCTGTTTACATATCGGGAAATGTTGAAAGAATGGCGAGAACGGTACGAGGGGATTAACCCTGCCAATGGATTTTACCAATACCACTGGCACACTAGGTACGATTACTTAGGATAGCGGAACAGGAGGGCGGAAAGTGAGAACGATTGATTTACTGTATCAGGCGTATGTCGATGAGCGCATGGAGAGCGCAGAAAGCGGAGAGGAGCAGGAGGCGATTCGCCAGTTTAGAAATATATGCAGCAAAGCAGATAACAGCCTTATGAAATTGCAGGGCGATATATGGGACAGTATGGTCCAGTATGGAGATAGCAGAGAAAAGCAGGGATTCATCGCAGGCTTTATGATGGCGTGTGATTTATTCAGAACAGGAGGTACAGGGAGCTGTGACAGTAAGGGAAATGCTTAACAGTGCAAGCGATGATGCGATAGCAAGTGCAATATTGAGAGGGGCATTCAAGAAATGCGCGTACTGTATTTATGATGATGCGATTGCACATGAAGCTGGCGAAGGTGCGTGCCCGAATCCGTACACAGGGCAGTATTGCAGAGAGGGAATAAAGAAATTTCTTCAAAGCGAGGCAACAAAAACAAAGGCAGATAGAATCAAGAAAGGCAGATAGGAGGCGTGAGGTATGGAGGATTTAATTCTACACCCTGATATTGCAGAGCCAGTAATGACGTTGAGCGATAGAGATATGGGGACGCTCTTCAAAGCACTTATGATTTACAGATGGAGGGGCGAAGAACCAAAAGACTTGAGCGCGGCGGCGGATATGGCATTTATATTTATTCGGACAAAAATGGATATGGAAACCGAGGCAAGAAAAGAATACTGCCGGAAACAGCAGGAAAGAGGGAAACTTGGAGGCAGACCGAAGAAAAATCCAGAGGAAAGCAAGGAAAAGAAATAAAACTCATTTTTTTGAGCTTTTTGTAAATATAGGTATTGACACCTACCTACTACGTGTTATATTAAACTCATAAGAACGAGTTATTGAACACACAAAAGTGAGTAGGAGGTCAAAATCATGGCAGCACAGATTATCCAGTTTCCGGTACAGCATAGCAACGGTTACAACAACCTGATTCAGTTATTTGAGACTTGCAGTTCTTTGGAATCCTGCAATTTCTATCTTGAAAGCGTAGAACAGCTTTTCCAGAAAGGATATATTTCTGAAAAAGAGATGTACACTCTTCGCAGAATTGGCAGGGGAAAACGCCTGGAGCTGACACAGCCAGAAGAGCAGGAGCCGCAGGAG